CACTCGAGCCTTGCGTATCGTCAACGCCATTGGACAGTTAGAAACCCCTGATCCGGGTGCTGTGACTGAAGCTGCAATGGCTCTCAACATGTTAGTTAAGGAACGACAAGCTGATGGAATGCAACTGTGGAAGGTAGCTACCATCACTGGTACCCTAACTGCGGGTGTATCGACCTACAACATCGGTACAGGTGCTACGGTTAACAAGGAAGCTCCTCTAAAGCTGTTGGATGCTTGGCTTCGGAACTCGAGCGGTGGTGATGCTCCGATTACCCTGTTCACGAAGGATCAGTACGACAACTATAGCTCAAAGGCTACGGCTGGTACTCCAACCCAATTGTTCTATCAAACTCCGGGTGCTACCCTGAGTACTGGTATGGTTGGAACGTACTACCTTTTGCCGGTCCCGACAGCTAGCGATGTGGCTAACAGTACTCTCTATCTGACTGGTGTATTCCCCATCTTCGATTTCGATTCAAGCACTGATAACCCTGACTTCCCTAGCTTCTACTACAATGCCCTGACTTGGGGCCTTGCTGACCAACTTTCAACTGAGTATGGTGTTCCACTCTCTGAGCGTGGTTTCATCCAGAACAAGGCGATGATGCACCTAGAGATGGCAAAGAGTATGGATATTGAAGAGGGTAGCCTCTTTATTCAACCCACATTTGATGATGGCGCATAATGGCTGCTGACAAACCTCTACAGGATATCTACAACACTGTTCGTATCCCGTTGACGGATGCTGTCGTCGCATCACCATCTGCTAACGAGTATGGTGGACAGTCTAATGGAGAAGATAACTCAGTATATTGGAATTGTTATCCCGATTTTTTCTCCGATAGAGCAGCTAACCAGTACTCAAGCCAATTTGATACTTGGGTCCAGAAACGTGGTCCTCTTCAGATAAAGAATGCATCATTACCAGATAATGCTACTGTTCCCACAGCCAACACTACCTACTGTGTAGACAATATCTGTATGTCTAATTTGGATGACGTGTATGTAGCCGCCATCTTTGATTGGACTGCTGGCCTATTCCGAATTATTCAGTATCGTCCTTCAGCAGGCACATCTCTTCAAATAGGTACCATTGCTGGTGCAACGGATGCAACCTTATTTCTCTACGAAGGAGTAGTTGCTGGTGTTGCCACTCTCTTTGTATCCTATATTAATGCGGCTGAGACTGTATCTACTGGTGCATATGCCACCTCTGTTGCTGGCGTTATGGTAGCTGCGAGTCTTACTGTTATCGCTGACGTAGATTTCCCTGCTAATTTAGCGAATACTACTCTCCGAGGTTCTTTTGTTCAGATGGATGGGTATGCCTTTATTGGTACTAAGCAGGGGGGTTTTTACGCCTCAGACATAAATTCTATTGCTTCTTGGAATGCTTTGAGTGTGATCTCCGCTATCCAGTACCCAGACCAAGGTATTGGACTTGTTCGATACAAAAACTTCATCTTGTTCTTTGGAGAAGATAGTATTGAGTTCTTTACCAATACCAACTTTAACCAAGGTGGAGCAGGTAACCCTTGTACAAGAACTGATCAAGCTTTCGTGAAGTTTGGTGCTTGCTTTGCAAAAAGTATTCGGTCTGTCAATGATACAGTTTATTGGTGGGCTAAGTCTTCTACTGGTAAGTTTGGACTCTTCAAGATGGATGGGTTTACTCCAGTCAAAGTCTCTACTCTTAAAGAAGACCAGATGACCCAGAATCAAACAGGATATCCTCATATCTACTTTATCATTGATAAAGGTAAATCTCACCTTCTTTTTGGTGTAAAGGTCTATGCAAAACTTCTCAATGCTGCTGGAAGAATATCCACCTATGTATTGGGTGGACAACCTTTCACTGATACTTTTCCAAGTGATCCATTTAGTTTGACCAAAACTGAGTTGGATTATGGTTGGTTATGTTTTGATTTAGATACTGGATGCTTTTGGTTGTGGTCACATGGTAAGAACCCCCTTGTCTTTCCTATGTGTGCTGCTAACTTCTCAGGTGCTTCCTATAACAGTTTTCAAAATCCCGGTTTTGTCTTGTGGTCTTATGGACAACCCGGATCTGGAAATGGTATTGCTTCATGGTCTTTGGGAATCTACTCAATGGGAGATACTCCATTTGGAGCAACTTCTGAATATACTGATAAAGATGCAGCATTAGTGGATTATCCTACTACCTGTGGTATGCAGTTTAATACTTGGGATTTTGGTAATGAAAAACGTAAATCTATTCATAAGTTCAAATTGATCTGGAAGCAACCGGGTGGTACCAATGTCGGTGGTGTTGGAACAGGGATAACTCCCTACACTTGGGTTATTTACAACAAACAGGACGGTAATCTAGATAATGCCAATAATGGCACTTTCGTAGAGACTAAGATCTGGAAGAGAGCTATTATTCAGAATGCTCTTGTCTTTCGAACCAACCTGAATAACCTCGGTACTGCTCGTAAATGGACATTCGGAATCATCCAAAAGAGTAACCAACCTTTTGCTGCGAAAGCAATTGAGTTAGATATCTCTCAAAGAGGATAGAATGGCATACCAATATCAACCGGGTAAACCGATGGTGAATGTGGATTCTGATAATTTTGTCTGGAAAGAATGGTTTCTGTCGTTGTGGAGATATATTCGAGGACAGTCTACCATCTCTCTTGTCAAGGTTGCGGCCTTCACTTGTGATCTTGATACATTCTTCTATCCCTGTGATACAACAGCAGGTGCCTTTGCAGTAACTATACCTCTGGCGGCGAACAGTGCTGGAAAACAGTATGTTCTTCAGAAAGCAGTAGCTAGTGCAAATGCATTGACCTTTGTAGCAAGTGGAGCAGACGCTATTATTAGTGGACCAGCGGCTCTTACGATTGCTAACAACACATCGGTAATCTTAGTCTCAGACGGTACAGCTAAGTGGTACTGTATCTCCAAATCTTAAAGGATAAATTATGGCTTTCGGTGACAGCAACTCTCTCGGATTCAGAAACGATCAAGGAAATCTGATTGATCCGTTCGGTAATCCCCAATTTGGTGGTACGAACAATGCGGGTCAAGCAGCCGCCGGTAATCCTATTCCTTCTACTGCCCCGGTTGATCCTGTAACTCCTCCTCCGGTTTTTGGACAAGCCCCCGGTGGGAATGCTGCTGCGGTAGCTGCTGGACAACCTATCCCTAGTTATGTGAACCCTATGGCTAACACTGGTAATCCGAATAACTGGAATCCTGCTGATCCCGGCAATAGCAACTACATCAACCCTTACATCAGGAATGCTCCTGATGGTTGGTCTGGTGGTAATCGTACTGTGGGTATGCAGTTCGGTCCCGGAGACATTGGGTTTGGTACATATGGTCCTTCAGCTACAACTACTCCTGCAACTCCTGCTGCTCCTACAACTCCGGCTTATCCGGGGCAAGGGAACTGGCACAATGACGCTGGACAACAAGTTAATCCGTGGGATGGTAGTCAGTACAAGGATACTGGAACTCCATACTCCTCTGGTGTGGACATCACTGATCCTAACCAAGCGTGGCAGAAGTTTCAGTTCCAGAACCCTACAGAGGATTGGCAGAAGAATTTCAACTCGATCGCTGATCCCGTGACTCGTATGCGGTACGCCTACCAGAATGGAGCTAGTGGTAATGGAGAATATCTTAATAGCTATCTGAGTCAAGCAGGAATTGATCCTTGGACTATTAACACTATGCGTTCTGTATTTGGGGCACCGGCTGGTTACAATACTCGAGAGCAGTTCAACGGTCTGGGTCTGAACACTGATCAGATGATGAATGGTATCAATGGCTCGTTCCAACAGATTGGAAACCAACTCTGGAACATCCGTACCGATGGGACGAAGCAACTGATTAAGGACTTCGGTAACTCCGGTAACATGGGAGATAGCACTGTACAGAACTCTGCTTCTACTGCTGCGATGTATAACCCAACCAACTTCGTGAACAACCCGTGGTTAATGGGACACTCAGCTAACTACGGATTCAATGCACCACAGGCTTTCGGTAATGCTTGGAACTATGGACCATCTATGGCAGCGGATTCTGCAAAGGGCTAAGAATGACTACTCTGGCCGATCTGCTGGCAATGTATGGAGGTTCTGGACCCCAAGCAGGTCTAATTTCGAATGATGTCTTTCAAAATAACCCAGATGATCCGGGTAGTACTAGAGGGGCTGATCTTCTAAAACTTGCACAGCAATATGATCCAAATGCTCATATTGGAACTGGTTCTGATGGTCGTATGGAAGGTTCCTTAGTCTTTGATAGATCTAAGTTGCCTACCTCAGTTATGGGGAATCTTTCCAAGTTTGATCTAGGTGGTGGTAAAGGTGGAAACATCTGGGATAACTATGCTTTGGTCGATGCTAGTGGAAAAGCTAATGGTGGCGCTCATATCAAAGATCCCACTAAGATCATCCATGATCCGAACTATGGTGATTTTGTTGCTAAGAATAACCTTGATGTAGCACCCGGAGATAGCACCAGTGGTTTCATGGGACAGCTTGGTAAGTATGCTCCATATGCTGTATCAGCGGTTATGTCTGCTGGTTTAGGTGCAGGTGCTGGTCCTCTTCTTGGTGCTGCTCTTATGTCTGCTGGTGGTCCCGGTGGTATCATCCCAAGTATGGTAGATGGACAGAAACCAGACTGGAAGAAGATTGGAATCAATGCTGCTACAAGTGCTGCTGGTGGATTGCTTGGTGGAGCTACGAATGGACTAACTCAGGGACTTGATCCTTGGGCACAGTCTCTAGCTAAACAAGGACTCAATGCAGGTCTAGGTGCAGCAGGTTCAATGTTAAATGGTGGAAAGATTGATGGTGGAAGTTTCGCAAAGAACTTCGCAGAGAATTATGCGGCCTCATTAGTCCCCGGTGGGAATCAGGCTCTCTCGGCTTACAACATGTTCAAACAAATTAACGGATAAGGTATATTATGGCAGATGCTTCTTCAACTTCCCCGTGGCTAGTAGTTGACCCCTCACAGACTCCAGCTCCCACGGACACATCAGCTTCTACGTCTAGTGGTCTTCCTGATTGGGTAACAAATCTCTTTGGTACAGGAGCTAATGGTCTAAATATGGCTGGCCTTGGAGCTGCGGGACTCGCTACGGCTGCCCAACAATATCACAATGCAGGTGCCTACCAAGACACAGCCAACCAAGCTGCTGCTCTGGCGAATCCATTTGGTGACCGTACTATGTACAAGGATAAGCTTGCTCAGTCCTATAACGATCCGAATGCCTTCCTGAATGATCCGGGACATCAGGCTATCCTCCAACGTGGGATGCAGAATGTTGCTGGACAGGATGCCATGCGTGGATATCTTGGGTCTGGTAACATGATGAAGGATCTTGGATCTTACCAAACACAGTCTGACTATACCTTCCTTGACCAAGAACGTCAACGATTGGCTAATCTGGCTGGTGCTCAATTCGATCCGCAGAATGCTGCATCGGATATCATGAAAGGTGGAGACCAGAAGATTCAGTCTCAGAACGCTGCACTTCAAGATCTGTTGATGCCTTTCATGGCAGCACTTAGCCAACCAAAAGGTACAACTATTAACAACAACAATGGTGCCAACCCTCTGTCTACGGATAACTTTAAGTCTCTTACTCCGGCAGCTATCGCAGCTATTCCAAAGTTTGCTTCTCCGGCTGACGTAGCGAAGTGGTTCTCCGATCATGCCTCGATGGCTGGTGGATCTGCTGCTGACTTGATAAAAGCCTATGTCAATTCTCCGGGTGGTGATCCTGCTACGATGAGCCTCTTGGCTTCTATGAAGCAAGACCCGACCTATGCTCCCTTCTTCCAACAACCTACAGGTCCGGGAGTGGGTGGAACGAATCCGTTTGATCCTAACAATACGAATACTGGTAGTAATGGTTCGTTAGGTACTGGTGGAGAGCCGACTGGTACCGTAACCGTTGGGCCTATCACCAGACTACCTGATGGAAATGGAAACGATATGGGTGGAACTGCTCCCACTGTCACCGATATTGCCAATGGAGTAAATACTCCTGTGGGGAATAGTAGTTCTAATTCCTTCACGAATCAACTCAACCAATTCACACTGGATTAATCATGGCTGATATGTCTGTAATTCAAAACCCATTTGGGACAATGCCAACTTCTCCGTTGCTCGGTGTCAATCCGATGCAAGGGGCACTGACGGGTATGGGTCTCCCCATGACTGCTCAATCAGGCCAGAACGTCCTACAGTCTCAAGACATTCAGAACATGAGTGATCTGGATAAACTGAAGATGCGTCAGGAGTCTGAGGACCCGATGAATCGAGCTAAGAACTCTCTTGATCAATCTCAAGCTGAAGCTCTTAACAACCCAGAACTGATTCAGGCTGGTGTTCAACAGAAACTTGCTCAAGCACAAGCTGCTCAGATGGATTCCCAAAGTAATATGCTGGCTCAGAAGGCAGATTTTATCTATAAGTTAGGGACTGAGATTGAAGCCAAACAGAAGGCTGGACAACCTACCTATGATCCTATGAATAAGACCTCTAAGGATTGGTGGGATAGACAGGTTGAAGAAGGGAAGAAGTTTGGCTTTAATCTTCCTGCCGCTCCTGATATGCGTCCTGATGGTGGAAGTGATACTATCAGTGCTATCGTCAACAAGAAGAATGCTTTGAACATTGATCCTCGTTTCTGGCAGAAGATGCAAGAACTGGATAAGACCAATAGTAACACGCTCGAGCATGCTAAGATTGGAGCGCAAGCCGTTACTGATGCTGCGAAGATCCATGTTGGTGGTCAAGTTGAAGCTGCTAAGATTGGTGCAGATTCTCGAGTACAGTCTTCTGAAATTCGTGCAGCAGCAACGCAAAGCAATGCCGCACTAGTTAATATTATTGCTAACGATATCCGTGCAGGGAAACCGCCGTCTGATGCTCTTGTTAATTTGGCTGGTGGACAAGCCTATGATGCTGATTCCAAGTCTACTGGTTTGGGTCTTGCGTCACTGTTGGCTTTCCAAAAGGGAGACCTCGAAGGTGGCAACAAACTGAAACAGGCTTGGATTGATAACTGGAAAAAGTCTACATTCCCAGACCTTTACAATGGTGGTAAATCTAGCTCTCCGCAGACTGGAACTACTCAGGCAACACCAACCTCTGCTCCTTCTACTCCTGCCGGTTCTAAGTATGTTCCGGGTTATGTGGAAGATGGATATAAGTTTAATGGTGGTGATCCTAAAGATAAGAAAAACTGGAGTAAAGAATAGTGCCGATGCCGTGGGAAAATGCTGCTGACGTACAAACTGTTAACCTCACTAAACAACCCGAGACTCCTTCGGGTCTTGGTGCTTTTGTAACAGGTCCTAATCTGGCTGCTGAAACCCAGAGACAAGAGGCTTTACCCTATTGGGATAAGCAACTTGAGGATGCTATCAAGGTTAACAAGAATGATCCTCAAAAACTTGCCCTGCTCATGGCTGAGAAGAACGATCGTTCTGGTAGTTCTCCGAAACCGTGGGACAAGGTAGCTGACAACCAAGATGGTCCGTGGAATAAGGTCTCTGATCAGGCTACAGGTCCTTGGGATAAGGTAGACAAAAAGACTCCTGATCTTCCGACCACGGGGATGTTTGGGAAAGATGTCCAAGACCTTCTCGAGAAGATTCCGGGTCTCAAAGCCTATGCGGACTGGAATGCCAAGATGGGCAAGAAGTATATCACAGACCCATTACAGAAATTCGATACTAACCAACCTGTCGCTTCAGCGATTGAGGGAGTAGGTGGTATCTTAGGTGCCGGTGCCCAAGCTGCTGCTAGTGGTTTTAGGGGTATGGGTGAAGTAGCTGCCGGTATTTCTGGACTACCATTTGGTGAGATGCCAGCTTCTCCGGCTACCATGCTGGAGAGGTCTAACCAAGCTGGTCAAGATGTGATGAAAACCCTCCCAGAAGGGCTTCAGAAGACTCTGGACACACCTTCAGCTCAAGCTGCTGCCCAGATGGCTGGAATCCCATTTGCGCCCGTCACAGAGGCTCAGGATGCCCTTAAAGAAGCTGGATACCCCAACGCTGCCGGTGTGGTAGGTCTGACCGGGCTTGTGGGTGGTCTAGGAATGATGGCTTCTGGTATGGCTGATACCGGAGTCAAAGGTAAAAGCCCAGTCGCTAAAGTGGCTGGAGATCTATCTAAGAAAGCTGCTGATGACCTAATGAAGGGAGGCAATCCCACAGGTCAAGGAGAGTTATTTACTCCAGAACAGGCTCCAATTCTATCTAAGGTTGATCCTCAGAGACAACTCTTTGACCATGAGAACCTCACCAAGACAGAGTTAGCCAATCAAGCTTTCGAAGCTGCCCAAGCCAAGACTAAGGAAGAACAGGTCAATGGTGCTTGGGATGAGCGGCAGCGTCAACAGGATGAACAGAATGCCCATGATGCTGCTGCTGCTGCCCCACTGGACGATAATTGGACCCCAGAACAGGGTAGTCGGATCTTAGAGAAGGGACCCACCAAACCGAACAAAAGTCCTATTAGGACAGTCTTGGATGAGGAGTCTTTGGCTGGCAAAGGATCTGTCAATGAGCCGGGTATTGAAGCTCTATCTACCACCCCTGAAGGTAGTACCCTTGGTGGTTATCTGAGGCACATTATAGATACAGAGCAGAATCCGATCGTTAAGGCAGTAGCTCGTATCCTCGAGAGGTCTGTGGCTGATCTGTCTGTTGGATTTGATGAGACCAAACTAGGCTATCATGAGAATGGTACAGTCCCCGGTGGGGTGTATCATGCCAGCGATAACAGTATCACCCTCAACTCAAGGGGTGGACTCAATCGTGGAAACATCCTTCATGAAGCTGTCCATGCGGCAGTTGCTAACTTCCAACGCCTTCATCCAGACCATCCCTATTCGAAAGCAATAGATGTAATCCATCAAATTGTTACGGATAGTGGTGCCCTCAAAGATCATCCTTATGGTCTGAAGAATGGCATGGAGTTCATTGCTGAAGCGATGGGTCGGGCAGAAGTAATGGACAAGTTGAAGGGTGTCAAGTTAACTGTATCCCAAAGGATCAAACTTAACAGGCTCCTTAAGGCCCAAGACCACTATAATCTACATACTGCTTGGGATGCCCTGAAAGCAGCCCTCGGTGAGATTGTTGGAATCAAGAACGGTACTGCCTTAGAATACATCCTGAAGGCTGGTAGTCGGATCATGGACGAACATGCCCTGACTCCGAAGGATCAGAGTATGTCTGCTATGAGACTCCGAGTGGAAGCAAGAAAGGGTGGAATACAAAAAGAGGGTCCGAGACAAGGATACCTTAAAGCTCCCTCAGATCCAACCGGATCTACCTTGAAAGCCCTCGTGGACATGCGGAACTTTATTACAGATCATGTCACTGACAAAATGTATGATTTGATCTCTAAAGGTGAGTTGGCACTGAAGTCTGCTCATGTGGATTTGGGAGTGGATCAGTACAAACAGGTTGTCTATAAGGCCCTCATAACCAGTAGGAGTCTTGGAGAGTTTCGGGATAAGCTCTATCACTTCCAGAGTGATCCGTCGTATCAAGCAAACATTGTATCCAGAGCTAATGAGTTCTGGGGAGATAAGAATAGGATTCTGGCTGAAGCTGGACCCTCCCTCTATACCAAACTGGATAAGTCTACCCGTCAACAGTCTGCCGACACTCGACCCTTTGAACAGATGGCTAAAGAGGACTTGCCTCTTGGTAAGGATGGTAATCCTCTGCCTCTAACTGCAAAGGACGATATCGCTAAGATTGGTGAGATTGGTAATACCGCTGCGGTTGCTAGTCAGATCAGCTACAACAAATTGGGTGGGAAGATTCTCAAGAACTTCATCTCCAACGTTCAAGATCTGATCACGATGGGGTCTAAGAAGTATGCAGATATGGCCTCTGTCGTAGAGGATTTCAAGACGGTTGGTAGAGAAGGTCAGAGGAAGATTACTGGAGTCTGGATTAAGTTTGATGGTCTCATGAATGATGAGCTGGTGAATCGTGGTCTTCAGTGGCCCAATGCTGAGATGCTCCGTGAGCAGGGTCTGAGTCCTAAAGAGATCTCTGTCTACCAATCCTTGACTAGAGCTTTTGATAAGTCTTATGAAATGATTGAGTCTGCCTTCCAACGGATAGGTCTGGAACCTCCGAAGAGGATTCCCGGATACTTCCCACACGTCTGGATGGGTTCATGGAAAGTTATCCTGACGGACAGTGATGGGAAGGTAGTCTCTATGAAGCCCTTCAACTCATGGTACACTGCTAAAGCCTATGAGTACTTTGGAAACAAAGAACCCGGCATCACTGCTGAACTCCAATCTCCTAGCATCAAGGTTAAGACCAATGATCTGATGTCTACTTGGGTAGATGCTGCGGAACTGGTTAACAACCGGAAGGGTGGTTTTGGCGAAGCAATGCTGAAGGTTCTCCAACGGATTGATGAGGCTGGTAAGCGTGGGATTATCAAGGATGTCTTGGAGCGTAATGCTAATCTTGGTGGTCACTTTGCTGAGAGTGGTATTTCCCAAGGTAACTTGTTCTCCTTCAACCACAACAATAAGCTGATGGGTATGTTCCAAAAGCATCTGGAGGATGTCGCTCACTTCTGGACCAACACCCACATTGCCGCAGAGTTGGCGAAAGACTTTCATGAAGCTAGTGCTGCTGGTATGTTTGATGAGACCCCCAACCTAAAGAATGCTCTCAATCAACTGATCGCTAGAGCTACTGGTAGTCCGGTCAACAAGCTTGCTTGGCTGGATGAGATTCCTCGAGCTATGTCCAAGGCAGTTGGATTGAATCCTACCTTCCTGCACACCATCTTTGGAAAGATGTCTCAGTACCTGTCCTTTGCTAAGTTGGTTGTTCCAAATCCCCGCTTCATTGCCTCAAATATATTTCAGCCTATGACCAATCTGGGTGATATCTGGATGGCCCATATCGAGAGAGTAACTCGAGGAGAACCTACAGGTGATATAGCTAAAGCCTTTGGGACCTTCTTGACGGAAACTCTTGCATGGAATCAGGGTAAGGGTAGCCCGATTATTGAAGGAGCTATGAGATGGATGCAGGAGAATGGTTATCAGGATGTCTTACAAGCTGATCACATCAGTCCGACTAAATCTTCTACTGATATCTTTACTCAGGCCAAGCATTATGGGTTTAGCTGGTTGAACAACAAGATCGAGACACGGGGTCGGACAGTCTCATTCCTTACATCCTATATGTACTTCAGGACTATCATGCCAGAGCTTCAGGCACTCCAAGCTGCCAAGTTGAAGACTGACACTATGATGGGTAACTATGAGAAGGTTAACTCTGCTTCCATGTATACCGACTATGGTACTCTTGGACAAGCCCTTCGTCCGTTCGGACTGTTGAGGAATGTCTACATTGGAAAGTCGATGCAGTCCTTGGTCTTGGTGGGTGAGGCAGCCAAAGCTGCGATGAAAGATCCGTCTAAGGCTCCACAGGTTGCTGCTGCTACGAGTGCTTTCGTGGGGATGCAGATGTCCTATCTGTTTGCTGCCGGAGCAATGGGAGTGATTGGGGCACAGGAGATGGATGCTTTCGTTCGTCTAGTTAATACAATGTTCAATCCAGATACTCCTTGGAGGAGACCCGGAGAGTTCCTTAGACAACATGGTGCGCCTGATTGGATGCTCTATGGAACGTTGGGTAAGGCTTTGGGATTCGACATTGGGGCATCATTGAACGCACCTGCGATGACGGAGATGGCAGCACTTCCCGGTGCTTCTGTGGCTTGGCATACCGGGGTACTGGCCCGCGAACTATTGAATGGGATGGGAGATAAGGGTGCCAATATGGAAGCGGTCTATGCTGCTTCTAGATCGTTGGCTCCGAACCTTGCTATTCCTTGGATCGAGCAGTTGATCCAACAGAAACAAGGGATGGGACAGAACGTCCCCAATGCTACTAACTTTGGTGCTTCTACCTATAGAACTCCCCAAGAGGAGATGATCTATAAGACAACTGGAGCATTGTCCATCACGGAGAAGGAACGTCGAACCATCGACAGTCTCTATAAGTACAACAATGCTATGGATGCTACTTGGAGACAGGAACAGATTCAGAAGATAACCGATGCGATGGTAGGATTGAATCCATTTGATGATGCTGCCCGTCTAATCAACAAAGCGGTTAATGCTAACCGTGGGTTGGATGGAGATTCCATCAAAGAAGGTGTTATGAAGGAGATGGAGCGTAGAGTAGTCAGTCAACATCTGAGGGATTTGTTGAAGATACTCACGGAGAAACCTGCAATGCAGTTGAATGACGTTACTCAACAAAAAAATCTTGGAGGAATGTAATAATGGCAGTCATATTCAAGCCCGATTGGTCAGTGAACATAGCTAACATTGGAGTCGTAGTCATGGCAATACTTGGCGGAGTAGGGGCTTGGTATGACGTGAAGAGTGATACGAGAATCAACTCTCGGGACATTGCTGCACTTCAGTTAGAAGCCAGTCAACATAGACAGGATGATAAGTCGGAAAATGTAGCTCAAGATAACCGACAAGACAAGATAGTTGCAGACATCAAAGGTGTGATGAAGGACAATAAGGACGAGATCAAAGCAGAGATACGAGACCTCCGCAATGATCTGATCCGAACTAAACAGAAGTAACAGGTGTGTCTACTAACTTCTGAAGTCTTCCAAGACGAGACATCCATCCCCACGCGAATTTGTTAAGAGACGGATTTCTTTGGCAAAGATCAAGATAATATTGCTTTCGTCTACGAATGTAATCTGTGGCACTCTGGTTGGGAGAATCTCGCAACCAACCAACCGCTCGTGAGACACCACAATTGACTGCCGTATCGAAGACCACAGCACACAGAGGCCAAGGGAGACTGTCACTTCCACTTGCGAGCCAATAATCCTTGCAGTAGATATTACTTGCTGTTTCTGGAGTGAGGTTCTTAATGTCAAGAAGTGGATAGGACTTTTTGCTGATTCCCCATTTTGTTTCTCCACCGGGGTCTCGTGGATCATTGACATATCCTCCTTCTTCGGCCAAGGTGAACTTAAGAGAGGACCTAAGGTTATTGACATTCTGTACCTCCCAATCAGGGTTATTCATCATCGTCATCTACATACCCCCAAAACAAATCTAGTGCGAAGGGACCCACATAGAACCTGAAGTAGTGAGGTCCCCAAGCAAACCCTAAGACACAGGCTGAAAATGATGCTAGTACTCTAATACCCCAAGCTTGTGTCGACATCTAGAAACTCCCCAAAACAAGCATTAGCCACAACCCCTTCCTGATCGTCATTACACACCAACGTAAAGCAGAACCCATCATCATAGAATGTCGCACGATCCAGATGTACAAGCCAGCTCTTGAGATCCTGTTGTTTGGTCGTCGGTTTCTCTGAGTTCTGTCCAGTCCACTTCTGGAACTTTTCCTTTAAGTTCTTCATACTCCTCCTTTGTTATTTCCGTATAAGGTGCCTGCCGATATATTCCATTATCTCGAGGTAGGAAGGCAATTCCTCCAATTTCATGGAAGTGTCCATATACCCATGCTCCCACATCCATCCATTCATCTTCCCCAATGTAAACTGTGATTGAAGGGTTGTGTTCGCACCAGTGCTTTTTGTAAATAAGGTAGTGTTCGAGTTGCGCGATAGCTGTAAGATCATTACTTCTAACACTTCCTTCTGGCGCTCGGACAGGGAAGTAGAATACTGTTGTGTGATCTGGTTTGGTAACGTCCACTTCGTGGGCAAACCCTTTTTCGACCATGAATCGGCATAGTGGATCATTGTTATCAGCCCGCACACTACGCAAATAGTACTTGCTGAAGCGAGGGTGTATACCACTAGATGAATCCACAAGCTGTGAAACTGTCCCACTTGGCTTAATTGTAGTAACAGCAACACTATGGTTAATCCCCAACCGATCAGCCCAAGCTTGATTGGTGGCGATGGCATGTTGTTTAAGATCGTTAAGCCATTGACTAAGGTCGGCTTCATCTGACATCCCTCCTAAGATAGGATGATCCATTATACCTGTTAAGGAAACTCCCAAGAGTCGTTCCTCTTCGGCGTTCTTTTTCCAAATGGATCTAACATACCGGAAATTGGTAAGGGTGGACTGAAATGTTCCAATGATCGCAGCCACTTCAACCTTGCGTCTAAGGTCATTGAAACCATCTGTGCTTCGTACAACCACTTCCGAAAGGTTACAAAGTCCGTGAGATCGGAGGATGATTTCCCCGCAAGGATTCGTTCCAAACTCGTGATTAGGATCGCGACGTCCTGTAGCTTTCGCTGTAGCTTTTGCACTATTTCGGTTGAAGAATCCTCTCTCACCTGATTTTGAATCATATAGATTGCTCCATTCTCTTAAGAAAATTCCCACATCTGGTTTTTCTGTATAAGCCACACTATTGTTTGCCAAAGCTCTTTGTCCATGCTGTTCCCACCACTGTCCTGCTTTAGCTCGCTGCATCCGCTCGTCAGTAAGGTTAGATAGTGATAATAGGGCGGACCTACGGACGCCTCCAACAACCACAACGTCCGCGATTTTGCAGACCAGATCGTGAATTTCCACCGAATTAAACTTTCTTCCTTTAGCCGAGAGAAATAGATTGACAGTGAATCGGAAGAGATCGTCGAGAGGCCCCGGTCCTGAAGCGCGTCCACCAAAAGTTTTGAGTCTCGAACCGGCAGGTCGAAGTCTAGATAGGTCCCAAGAGGGAAGCTTTCCAGCGTAGAGTAGGGAAATAAGTTCCCTGAACCCCGAAGCCCAACCAATCTTAGAATCCGAGACCACAATGGTTGTTTCAGTCTTGTGAAATTCATCAGGTAACTCCGGTAGTTTATTAATCCATTGGCGTTCAACCGAGAACCCATCTCCAGTTCCACACAACAGGATATAAGCTATCTCATCAAGGTCTCGAGTATCTTCGATCGCTTCATAAGCACAGTTATACCCTGCCATGTTGTCCCTATCCAAGGCGGGACCAGCCGTCATCAGTGCCCTCATGCTAGGCATTACTTCCATTCCAAGGATGTGATCATACACCAGTTGACTTGGGTAGAGATCGCTACGATCGCTAAAGAACTTCACATAACGAGTAACCGTCTCCTCCCAAGTCTCCCTACGTTGCTTCTCTTCCAGAAACCTAGCATACCTACTCAGATGAATGAACTCTTGAAACTGGTTCATTAAAGAGTCTCGTTCGGTTTGTCAATAGGTTGTTCTTCCATCATAACTTCAGCCTGAGCTGCTGCAAAGAGGACATCTACCTCTCCCTTAATCCCTGCCGCATCTTTGGAGACAAAGACGTGTCCATTCTCAATCTGGTCTCTAACCTTGTTTACAACTTCCATATTCTTCAGGTGTTGGACTGGATCAATGTCACCTACCATAGGTGGTACCAAACTTTGCAATGTATCTTTCTGGTCTTTATTGATCTTCGGCATCTGAGTAATCTCCCATTTCAAAATTAGATTCACGGTTATCGGAGAAGATTTCTTCATCATCTTCTGGCTCACAGAACAACTCTACCTCTCCATAGAGTTGCTCACGCTTCTGAAAGATCACATCACGAAATCTATCAACCAACTCACCAGAGGTAAGATCAAGCAACTCCATCAAGTGTGTTTCTTCAAATCCACGCAGTCGTTCCAAGAGGATGTCCATGTGGCTCATTGTGTTGCTGCTGCCTTGTAGTTCATAGTATAGTCCGTCCAAAAGTTCTGCCACTCATGTACTGTGTCAATACACTTGGCGTGGTTTTTATCATTGCTTGCTGATACATCCAACAGTTCTGCTAACGTGTGTTCGTAGGCTTGGGTGGCTGGTTCGGAATCGTCTGTATTGGGGCTGGCTCTTGCATCATTTCCTTGCTTGGTTGCGGCAGGGTCTTTGATGACAAGGGTGGGCTTACTACTGTTGAACAGGCTGACAATATCAGAACTGATGTGAGTGCTATTAGCTTCAGCATTCTTGGTAATCCTTTCGTGAATAGCAGCACCTGCTGCATCCTGCAACTTGAACTGGTTAGACAGGGATTCGTGGTACTTGGTTGTGATCTGTTCAGCCACTATTTCCAACTGCTTTTCTTTAACTGCTGCTGCGTCGATCGCCAACTGCATCTGTACTGACTTAGCCTTGTAGTGGTCTATCTCCAAATGCAATACCTTAATGTACCCCAACAAGGCCAAACATGCAACCCCTATCGCAATAGGAATCCAGTTAGCCTTGAGAAATTGTAACGCTATTGGTACCAGTGGAAACACTAGCCTCTCCTCCATTTATGAGTAATCGTTTGCTCCAATCATTCCCTCTTTGCATGTAGTAGTCCATAAGTTTCGTCCAAGCACCTACACATACTGCCACAAAGGCTGAGACTTCGGCAGTCCTTTCCAACGGTAAGAGGGTGTACATGTACCACAACCCCATCTTCATTACCATGAACGTTGCCAGTAAGAAGATCACCCTCGGGAAGACCCGGTAGATGTCTGTCAAGTAGGCGGGCCATTCCCACGGGTTAAGCCTGTGGTCCCTTGACCACCACTTCTCCGGTCTTACTTGCATAAGCTTCCTTTCCGTGGATAGCGTTGAAGATTGTGAGGCTCGAGGTATCGAAGAAGAGCGCCCATTCCTTCAGAGTCTTTTCTTTAACATGTTCCCGAAGGAACTGTACATTTTCTTCTGTCAACTTCCGATATCGTCCCATTATGCTGCTACCAGTTTGCAGTTGTCTTCGAACTCAATGTACTTGATCTCGATGTTGTGCTTGGAACAGAAGGCAATCTCAGCAGCTACCCCTCTACTCATGGTCCAACCGGGAAGCTTGTAGACGAACATCAATTTACAATGTTGTAAAATGGCGTAGTCCTGCTTAAGCCAGAAGTCGTGACCTTCCATCTCTGTCATCCCATGTACCTCAATCGGGTGACTATGAGCGATAGGGCAGAAGACTTCGTAGCCAGCCTTCATCAGCTTGGCAGCCTCTTCACACACCTTTGTAAAGCGGTAGTGACGTTCTTCTGCTGTGTTGCAGCTATAAGGTGAAGCAAGATAGACTAGCATATTATTTAGCTCCTCTGGCAATTGGGGCACCTGCGGTTTCAAGTTCGAGTTGCAAAAGCGCCAACGCTCTCCAAGCAAGTTTCGCCGAGTGGCGAAGTCCATCGGAATCCAATGTTCCTCGTTCAAGGAAGTGCCGGATAATTGTATCAGATTGGTCGGTGGACTTACCCCGTGCCCAATGCAAAGGTTCTCCCGGATTGTGTTGGTCGTTTCCTGCTTTGGATATCTTCGCAATCTCCACCAGAGCAGCAGGGAAGTAGTCCAACACTCCACTCGCCACCGGATACCCCTTACGCTCCATAGGATCTGTAGGTAGTAAGGACTTATCAAACGGATTAACAATAGAAGGATAACTGGAAACATCGCTAGGATGAAAGTTTCGATTGTACTCCTCCTTACTGATATTTATCTCGAAGATGTCGCAGGCTGACGGGCTTTTCATCGAACTCTCCGTCTTTAACGTTGTTGAGGACCCACACACCTTTCCAGTATCCGTTTCCTTGTGCCCCAAGATAGTCCTCGTCATGTTGGTTAAAGCTTCCCACGAATATACCGGTGACTTGTTTTCCTTCGGCTGTGTAGTCATACGCTATGTCCCTTTTCTGAACGTGCCCCATGATAGCACTTTTGTGTTTCTTTGTAAGTAAAGCTCTAGCACTTGTGACAGGACGACCCATGACCCCTGTAGTAAAATAGTGACTGTAGGCCACTCCGTCGAGCATCGCAACTTCAAGGAATGGGTGGTGTATCCAGCCTCTGTTTCTGACGACATCAGCGGTCCTGCCGACCAGACCTTCGAGCTTCCGATCAGCTTCGACAGCGCGTACTTCGCGGAATTCGTGGTTGCCTTCGAAGAAATCGAAACTTGGATTCCATCTCCTTCTATGGTTACTATTGCATTTACGGATTTCAGCTTCAATCGGAGAAAGAAATAGG